TGCCATCTACGCACATCGTGATGTTCCATTATGCCTGCAAACAGAAGACGGTTATAAGACCTTCTTGTCAGGTGCATCAACTACAAAAAGAAACATAGATCTACCTGATGATAACGGTACATTGATGATCAACAATAAAGGCAAAGTAATGGCAACAGACTTGCCCACTAGCGATCCTAGTAATGCCGGTCAACTTTGGAATGATAACGGTACTGTAAAAATTAGTGCTGGTTAATTAAGTTATTAAATCAAGTATAGTTTGAAGTTTACCTTTGATTGCTTTATTATTCAAAGTATTTTTTAATCCAGCGTGTAAATTTTTTGGCCAACATTCAAATGCGGTCCAACAGTAACCTGAATGTTCTCCATTTAGTTTAGGAATAAATTCATTTTCAATTGCAACAACATAGGTGTGAAAGAAAAATTGTTGATCGTTTGAAGTAAAAAGTTCTAATGGAATTACTTTTTTAAATGCAGAAACTTGTCCAACTTCTTCATTTATTTCTCTTTTTAATCCTTCAAATGCTGATTCTGTCCATCTAGCTCTTCCACCTACAAGCCCCCAAAGTCCTTTTGTTTTAGGATCATTTCTTTGTAAGAACATGAAACGTTTAGTACTGACAGCATAGAATAATGCACCTGAGCAAATAATATTCTTATCCATTTGTATTAATTATTTTAATGATTAACGTTTGAGCCTGAACCTGACTGATTTACATCTTGGTCAGCGTCGTACTGTGTAGAGCCACCTGGTAAAACCATTGTCCATTTACCAGCAATGTAGATGCCTTCGTATGATTTGACCCAACTAGTGCCGTTGAATCTATATTGAATACCTGTATTTGTATTTGTTACGTAATGTTGTGTAGAGTCAGGGTTCGATGCATCAAAGACAACTTCCCATTTGCCTTCGGTGGTGTCATACTGAATAATATCATTTATTCCAGCTCTCAAATTTCCCCATGCTTCTGCATCAATTGTGTTTGTTGAATCTCCAATTTCTCCTGTAATCAAATACCTAACATTTGAATTTGGTGTGCCAGGATCAAAAGTTAAAGGATTGATAATCTTAGATACAGAAGTTAAACTATTTGCAGGAATAGTGTCGCTATCAATGTTAAACAATAATATAGTTTCATCTAACGGAGTAGTAGAAATTGTTCCTACAATTTCATTTCCGCCTTCTTGTTCTAATTTAATTTGACTAGTTCCGTTTGTTATTGCGCCATATTGGTTTAATAAAACATTCCAGTTAATAGGTGGACCAAATGTATCAAAAGGGTCTAATGGTGTATTCTCTTTAGCACCTGTGTAAAAACCGTCACCACCTGAAGTTACAGATGTGCCCGTTGAACCTATTAATCTCAGTTGATTTCCTGTTAAAAGTAAAGCATAATTGTTTGGTGTTATATAACTTCTTGACATTAGTTTTCCGTCTATTAAATCTTTAGCTATGCCACCATCGTCATCATATATGCTCATTATAATTTTTTGAATCACACCTAATTTAGATATTTTTACAGGTGGTGACAACCAAATTGGCATTGAAAATCTTAGACTTGCAACATCAATTTCCGTATCAGCTCCAACAGGTATAGTTCGAGAACTAAAACTTACATCTGTAAGTTCTACATAACTTAAACTAGTCCAATCAATATAATTGTCAGACTTTTGTATTTCAAAATCTGGATTGAATAGATATAAAATTTGTTCTAAAATTTGTAATTTTTGATCAGTATTTGAACTAAAAATATCACAGGCAACATTTAATCTGAAAGGTGATGGCATAACTTTTTCAACTGTGTAACCTGCACCTAGTTTGTCTGTATACTCTCCTGTCTCTGAATTAAATTCTCTTTCCTTCAAATGTTGTTTCTCAATATGATAAGGATTTTGCATTCTTTCTCTATCATAATCAAGTGCAGTAACATATGTTGCAATTCTTGGTGCATATTGTAAGGCATTTTCCGAATTGTTTCTAATTATGTTTGCAACTTGTCTAGTCATATCTCCATATACAACAGGAACCTGTCTAAGTTTTATTGCACCATCTGACCCTTTGCCTGTTTCTACAGAAAAATTGCTCAATATTCTCACAAATTGAGTTAAAAATTTTCTAATCTGTCCTTCGTAAAAGTGAAGCATTAATTGTCAGCCTTTGGTTTCAAGGCATCAGTTAATGCCTGTCTTTGTTCAACCGTCAAACCGTTAATTGTTGTTGTGGTTGAATTATTGATAAACTTTGTTTTGTAATTAGCTCTAGAATCATTGTTGGTTTTTGTTATTCTTACTGAGTCTTCTATTTTTACCCATCTTAACCCATCGTATCGGAATAATCTATTTGGTAAAAAGTCTGTTCTTAAGAAATAGTCACCTTTGTCAACACCGCTGGTAGGAAATGAAGTTCCAAATCCAGCGGGGTTTCCGTTGGGTGGTGTGCCGTCGCCGTCTAGATAAAAACCATAATGACTACCAGCTGGTGTATCTAACACTGCGTTCACAGTGTTGTCTGAACTTGCTAAACGCTGATCATCATTGATATTGTCTGTTCTAATATTTCCTCTTTCATCTATAGGAGCAACATAGTATTGTTTGTAATTAAATCCTGATTTTGGTGCATCTGCTTCTGCTTGGTTAACAATAGCATCATTAATTTCTTTCTCTTTGTTAAAGGTACTCATGTAACTTGCTAAAGAACCAGTTGTGTCAGCATCGCCAAGTATGTCTCTAAATTCTTGAGAGTCAACAAGTGTTTTCAATTTTAGTCTTAGCAAGTGAGGCCACCAAGTCTGAGAAAATCCTTCTGCGGCTCTGTTAACATCTTCAATGACGTAGTATCTTTTTAATGCAATAGGAATAGATGCATCCAAACTAAAGTCATCTTTCATGTGTGGAAATTCAAGTACATCACCTGACATGGGCTTCCGGCCAATTCTTTCAACAATATCGTTTAAATGCACAGTGAGAAAAATTGTATCATTTTGTAAAAACATACCAAATTGTGACAAATTAAAATCTATGTCTTGCACATTGTATATCCCACGCACAGTGTAGATATCTGGTGAATATTCTCTATCTCTATTTTCTAAAAATAGTAGATCCTGTATGGTTCTTTCGTTGGTTTCACTAGTAGCATAGTTTGGCTGTGTTGGAGATGCCGCACCATCTTTGTTAGTGTCACCTTGTTTATAAGGACCTAGGTATTTGTGGAAGTGTAAATCCGTACCTCCAACCGTAAACATCTCTCTGATGGTACGATCAAAAAACTTGTAGTCATTGCCTTTTTCTGGCTTAAAAATAGATAGTCGTGGCATATCACACATATTTATTGTAATGATGATAACGGTAAATATGTGTATGTCAGAACTACAAACCATGCAACAAGAAGTGTTTGATTATGTGAAAAATAATCTAGGTGAGGGCATGATTGAGGTTGAATTAGACCCAAAACACTACGAAACTGCACTAGAAAGAGCAATTAATAGATACAGACAGCGTTCATCAAATGCTGTTGAAGAATCATACGCATTTTTGACTTTAAAGCAGAATCAAAACAAATATATTTTGCCTGATGAGGTGATCAACGTAAGAAAATTATTTAGACGAACAGTAGGATCTAGAACAGAAGGTGGCGAAGGTGGTACATTGTTTGAACCATTTAATTTAGCATACACAAACACCTATCTTTTGAGAGCAGGAGCAACTGGCGGTTTAGCAACCTACTATGCTTTTGCATCGTACCAAGAATTAGTTGGAAAATTATTTGGATCTTTTATTCAATTTCATTATGACAATGCAACAAAACAATTAACAATTACACAGCGTCCAAGAGCTGATGATGAAACAATACTGATGCATACTGATAACTTTAGACCAGACATTACTCTTTTAAAAGACATCTATTCAAAACCATGGATAAGAGACTACACACTTGCAGTCTGTAAAACTATACTAGGTGAAGCTAGAGGCAAATTTAACACTATTGCTGGACCACAGGGTGGTACAACATTAAATGGTGGTGAATTAAAACAGCAAGGCATAGTTGAAATGGAAAGACTAGATCTTGAAATTAAAGACTTTGCTGACGGTGGCACACCACATAGTTTTGTTATCGGTTAATTCTTTTTCTCCACGCATTAAATAAAAGCAAAAACTGTATAGGCAAAAATTATGGCTCAAGAACCCAAAAAAATATCAGATCTAACCTACCAAGAACTAGAAGAAATGGTAATTGCATTAGAAAACATTTCAAAAATTGCAACAAGTGAAAGTATGCAAGACCTAGTTTTAAAAACAATAAGACAAGCAAAATTAGAACTTGAAAAAAGAATGTAAATCTGTTAAACTAGATTAATGCTGATTGGTTTAGTTGGTTTAATAGGTTCAGGTAAAGACACAGTGGCTGAAAGGCTAGTGTCTCACCACGGCTATGTGCGAGACAGTTTTGCAAAATCATTAAAGGATGCCACAGCAAGTATTTTTGGTTGGAATAGAGAAATGGTAGAAGGAAATACAAAAGAAAGCAGAGAATGGAGAGAACAACCTGATGCTTTTTGGAGTGAAAAATTTGGCAGACAAGTTACTCCTAGGTGGGTGTTACAATATTTTGGAACTGAAGTTTGTAGAGGACAAATGCTAGATACAATATGGGTAGATTCGTGCATGGCTAGATATAAAGGTCAAAACACAGTTATTTCTGATACTAGATTTGTTAATGAAATAACACAAATTAGAAAACACGGTGGCAAAATAGTACTTGTAAAAAGAACTGAAGTACCCAATAAACAAACTATGATAGAGTCAGGTGCTCACCAATCTGAATGGGATTGGATAGGCACAAATTATGATTATGTTTTAGAGAATACACACACCATAGAATCTTTACACAAACAGATTTACGATATGACTAGCCATCTACTTCCAAATCCCCGATAGTCCAACCTAAAGTTTGGGTGCTTTTTAACCTTTGACAGTTAGCACAGATTGTTTTTAAATTATACACTGATGTGTTGTTTCTTTTGCCATCAACGTGATAAACATCCATTTGAACTGTGTTTCTAGCTTTGAAACCACACAATTCACATTTAGTTTTTTTCCTATATCCTGCTTGATACCATTTAGGAGAGTATCCTGTTTTAAGATTATTCTTTTTACGAATACAAGCATCACATTGACTACGATAATAAATTTTTTTTCCTTTCCTATACCCATAGGCTCTGGGTCTCGATTGACAGGTTTTGCATAAAGGCCGTTTCATTACGTGTATTTACGTGCCCTATATAGGTACCATATTATTGCACGGTTTTACACTGTTTTACCTAATAAGCAATAAATAGAGCATTAGAACCTTGCAAGGAGTATAAAACATATGGCAAATTTAACAAGTCCAGGAGTAAACGTTTCAGTAATAGATGAAAGTTTCTACGTACCGTCAGATGCGGGTACAACTCCACTTATAGTAGTAGCATCAGGACAAGACAAATTAAACGGAGCAGGAGACTCTATAGCGTCTGGTACACAAACAGCAAACGCCAACACAGCTTTCCTAATAAGCTCACAAAGAGAATTAACAGAAACATTTGGTGATCCTAAATTTTATACGGATGCATCAGGCGGTTCATTAAATGGTTACGAATTAAACGAATACGGTTTACAAGCGGCCTACTCATTCCTTGGAGTAGCCAACAAAGCATTTATTTTAAGAGTAAATGTAAACACTTCAGAACTAATTGGTTCAACTTCAGCACCAACATCATCTCCAGTAGATGGTACATACTGGTTTGACTTGACCAGTTCAGCTTACGGTATATTTGAATGGTCAGCAACTAATCAAGCATTTACAACAATTACTCCTAAATTGATTACTTCAACTAACGACCTAGTTGGAAACTCAAGTACAGGAAACCCAAAACCTAATTTTGGATCAAAAGGTGATTACGTAATTAATACTACATCAGTAACAAATCCAATTTTTTATAAAAACGATGGAAACAGTTGGGTACAAGTAGGATCAACTGACTGGCACATTAGTCATCCAACAATTGAAGGAACTGCAACGTCAGGTACTTTAACAAACGCACACACTATTATTATTAATGGTGTAACAGTAACTTTAGATGGTACAACTTTTGCTTCTTTGATAACATCAATTAACAATGCAAAAATTCCAGGTGTTACAGCGGCAGTAGATGCAGTTTCAGGAAAAGTTGAAATTTATCACAACGGTACAAACTACGGTGATTCAGTAGGCGGTGCTAACACAATAGATATTGAAGCTGGTACAGGTACAATTTTAACCACAACTGGTATCACAGCAGGAACTTACAAAGGTGCATCTTTTGAACAAGCGGCACACTCTAGTAGACCAACTTGGAAAACAGCTGAAGACAACAGACCCACAGGTTCAGTTTGGTTTAAAACTACAAATCCAAATTCAGGTGCTGATCTAGTAGCTAAACTTTACAGTGCAAGTTCAGATACATTTAGTACTGTAAGTTCACCACTTTATGCTAACAACCACACAGCTATCTTTAATTTAGATCCAAGCAACGGTGGAACGGCAATAAGTTCAGGAACACTTTACGCACAATTTAACGTTACAGAACAGACAGCTGTAAACGACACAGACATAACTTTACCTGTTGGAGATTTCCAATTTTTTAGATACGAAGGCGGTGAAACAGTTGTTACTTCAAAAACAGTTGCATCTGGTTTACAAGGTACATTTGTAATGGCAGAGTCAATCAAAGGACAAGCGGCTCTTTCAAGTAAAACTGTAACAGTATCAAACTTAGACGGATCAACAATAGCTGACGCAGAAGACTTTGTAGCGGCAATATCAAATGCTGGTTTTACAAACGTTGAAGCTTCAGTAGTAGCAAGTGGAGAGTTCAAAGGTGCAATTCAAATTAAACACGCATTAGGTGGTGAGATAAGAGCTTATGATGTAACTAATACTCCATTAGCAACAGCAGGCTTCAGTGCCTCAACTGCTCATTCATATGGAACTTACACAGCAAACAGTTCAACACTACTTGACAACTTATACGATGTGCCAGCAGGTGCAACAGAAGATTCAACGGCTTTACCTGCAACGATTGTCTTTTCAAACTTTAAAAGATTATCATACACAGCAAGTTTAGGAGCACCAACTGATGAACCAGTAAATGGATCTATTTGGTACAACACAAACTTAGATGCTGACATAATGGTACACAATGGAACAACTTGGACAGGATACTTAACAACTTACAGTTCAACTGATCCAAATGGTCCACAATTTAGTGCTACTGAACCAACTACACAATCAGATGGTACAGCTTTGGCTAACAATGACTTATGGATTGATACTTCAGATTTAGAAAACTATCCAAACATTTACAGATACAATACATCTGCAACTTTAAGTTCAACTAACACAGCAAACGGAACAACTGTTACAACAACAGGTGCCGCTTGGGAATTAGTTGACTCATCAGACCAAACAACAGAAGACGGTATTGTTTTTGCTGATGCAAGATGGCACACTGAAGCTGATGCTAAACCAGGAAACCAAACTGGTGCAGGCACAGGCTCTTCTATTAAAGACCTTTTAAGCGATGGCTTTTTAGATCCAGATGCGCCAAACCCAGATTTATATCCAAAATCAATCTTGTTATACAACACAAGAAGATCAGGATACAATGTTAAAGAATACAGAAACAACTACATTACTACAACAACTTACCCAAGTTCAGGTTCAACAGGCTTAGGTAACGTAAGATTCTCAAATGAATCTGTTGCTAGTTATTATCCAGACAGATGGGTAACTAAATCAGCAAACAAGGCAAACGGTGCAGGTACTTTTGGAAGAAAAGCACAGAGACAAGTAGTAGTAGACCAAATTAAATCAGAAATAGATACAAACCAAGCAATAAGAGAAGATCAAAGAGGATTCAATGTAATTGCTTGTCCAGGTTATCCTGAAGTGATATCTAACATGATTGCTCTTAATACAGACAGAAATAACACAGCGTTTGTAGTAGGCGACACACCACTTAGACTGGCAGGTACATCAACATCAGTGAGCAACTGGGCAAACAACACAGCTGGAGCAACAAGCGACGGTGAAGACGGTTTAGTCTCAGCAAGTGAATACCTAGGCGTATTTTATCCATCTGGACAAACTACTGACAACACAGGTAGCACAATAATTGTTCCACCAGCACACATGATTTTAAGAACATTAGCAAACAACGATAACATAGGGTTCCCATGGTTTGCACCAGCAGGAACTAGAAGAGGTATTGTTGACAATGCTACTGGAGTAGGATTTATTAGTGCAACAACAGGTGAATTTACATCAGTATCATTAACAGAATCAGTAAGAGATTCTTTACACACAGCAAAAGTTAATCCAATAACTTTCTTCTCAGGAGCAGGTATTGTAAACTTTGGTAACTTAACAAAAGTTGCTACAAGTTCAACTTCTTCTTTAGATAGAATTAACGTTTCGAGATTAACAGTGTACCTAAGAACACAATTGGACGCTATTGCGAAACCATTTATATTTGAACCAAATGATGAATTAACAAGAAATGAAATCAAACAAGCAATTGAATCATTCTTGTTAGAACTTGTTGGTCAAAGAGCATTGTTTGACTTCTTGGTAGTATGTGATGACACAAACAACACGCCTACTAGAATAGACAGAAACGAATTGTATGTTGATATAGCAATTGAACCAGTTAAATCAGTTGAATTTATATACATACCATTAAGAATTAAAAACACAGGAGAAATTGCAAAATTAGGGAACTAATTTTCGATAAATAGGAGAACAANATGGCAATATCAACATTATCAAAATTTACAGTACCTTTAGCAAACGATCAAAGTTCAGCATCACAAGGCTTGTTGATGCCAAAATTACAATACCGTTTTAGAGTTGTATTAGAAAATTTTGGCGTATCTACTCCAAGATCAGAACTTACAAAACAAGTTGTTGACTGTTCAAGACCAAATTTAACTTTTGATAACGTAACATTAGACGTTTATAACTCAAGAGTATATGTTGCAGGTAAACACACTTGGGATCCAATTACAATTACAGTCAGAGATGATGTAAACAATGCAGTTACTAAACTGGTTGGCGAACAAGTACAGAAACAATTTGATTTCTTTGAACAGGCAAGTGCCGCATCAGGTATTGATTACAAATTTACTTCAAGAATTGAAATTCTTGATGGTGGTAACGGAGCATCAACTCCAAATGTATTAGAAACATTTGAATTATATGGTGCATTTATTGAGTCAGTGAACTACAATACACTAGCTTATGCAACATCAGATCCAGTTACAATTACTATGAACTTAAGATACGACAATGCTATCCAAACTCCACAAGGAACAGGAATTGGTACAGCAGTTACAAGAACTGTAAGCACACTAGCTACAGGCGGTGGTATCTAATACAAATAAGCATTTATAAAGTAAAAAGGGCGCCTTTAACGGCGCTTTTTTTATGGCCATAAATATTGTTATGCCAAGTATCAACAATTTTTTACAAGCATTTTCAAATGGTCTTCCTGGAATGAAAGACTATCGTCATGCATCAAGACTTTATCTAGACGATAATTTTAAACTTTTACCAAAACAAAAATTCTTATTTCATGTTAATTTTAACATTGACGATTCAATTCCAATTCGTAAATTTACTACAAACGAAAAAATTGAATTGAATATGTTAGTAAAAAATGCTGACCTACCAAGGTTCAATATGAATATGGAAGAAAAACAGCAGTACAATAAAAAAACTTATATACAAACACGTATAGGATATGAACCTGTAAACATTACATTCCATGATGATCATGCTGACACAGTGAACGCTTTTTGGAAAGCGTATTATGAATATACAATTTCTGATTCAATAACTTTAAATCCAAGTGTGGCAGGCTTTAACACAAAAGATAATATGTACGATACTAATCCGGGAGTTACACAATATGGTATGGATAATGCACAACAAAGAAAAAAACCTTTTCTAAGATCTATAGAACTTTTTGCATTACACAAACAAAGATTTACATCTTTTATGTTGGTGAATCCTGTAATTGGTTCATGGTCACACGATAACCTAGATCAAACTGACGGGCAAGGCATAATGCAAAATAGTATGCAAGTGTTCTATGAAACAGTATTGTATTCAGCTGGCATAGTAAACAAATCTAGAATACCTGGATTTGCAACTATACACTATGACTTAGAACCTTCTCCACTATCAGTGCTAGGCGGTGGTACAACAAGTATATTTGGACCAGGCGGTATCGTTGATGGCATTGGCAGTGTCATAGGTGATATCCAAAGAGGTGAATTTAGTGTTGCAACTATATTAAGAGGCATCAACACATACAACAACGCTAAAAAAATAAAAGCCAAGGACGCTGTCAAAGAAGAATTAAAAGGCATAGTGAAAGAAGGTGTATTAGACATTGGCAAACAAGCAGGCACAATAACAAATCCAGTTGGAAACTTTTCAGTTGGCAATGCGGCAGTCACAGCAGTGGCGGCAGGTGCGGCTTTGGCCACAGCAAAAGGTTACAAAGATAGTAAAAGAAATCAAAACAATGTTGTAATCAACCAAACGACTACGCAGTTTACAGATTTCCTTTCACCAAACGAAGCACAAAATCTTGTAACTACAAACAGTTTAGCAAAAGATAAAGTTGCGTCTGCTTTGTATTATCAAACCATAGGTTCAAGAAATGGTCTAACAATAGCTGAAAGTGATATTGCATACGCGGCACTATCTGACAATGAAAAAAGTGTTTATCAAGACAGAGTAACAAATGAAATTAATAGTCTTGTTGCAGAAGGATATATAAAAATAGAAAGAGCCACACAAGATGTAGCAATAGTGGCTGAGAAGGCAAATGTATAATGGCTGAATTTTATTCTAACTTACCACAAAAATTAAAAGATAGTTTGCAAAAAACTGCAAATAGATTAATTGATGAAAACTACAAAACAAAATTTGAATTTGCAGTAAATGACTATGATGCAACTGTTGGCTTTTTTGTAAAAAGAGGCTTTGCAAGACAACCTGCTGAAGAAGTTGCATATATTATTTTGCAACAAGCAAAAATTGATAGCGTTGCTGTTGGCACAATTCTTGATAAACTTACATACACTAATCCAGCACAATTATCTGAACTAATATCAACTGTGCTTAACGCAAACAGATACAAATCTAGTAGATTGGGTGTAAGAAACACAAGAGAAACCAAAGATTCTGTATCTAGAAATATTCTAGACTAATGAATCAAAGACTTCCAAGATTTGCAAGAGGTAAATTTACACCAAAAAATCCTCAAAAATATGTAGGAACAAAAACACCAACATACAGGTCAAGTTGGGAACATAGTTTTATGAGATTATGTGATGAACACCAAAATGTATATCAGTGGGCATCTGAATCAATTAAAATACCTTACCGTCATCCAATGACAGGCAAATACACTGTGTATGTTCCAGATTTTTTTATTGTTTACATGGACAAAAACGGAAAAAAACACGCAGAGATGATTGAAGTAAAACCTAAGTCACAAACTACTCTTGAAGCGGCTGGTAAAAGTATGGGAAAAAGAAAACAGGTTGTTATAAATTATGCAAAGTGGGAAGCCGCTAATGCCTATGCAAAACAAAGAAAAATACGATTTAGAGTTGTGTCAGAAGAAGACTTATTTCATAACGGCACTCGTAAGTAAATAAAAGCATGACAAAAAAATTAGAAGAAATATTAAATTTACCAAATGTTAAAACAGAATTTGCCAAAGTTGACAAAAAAGACAAGGAAAAAAAAATAAGTGAACATATAGTAGGCAACAATCTTGATCCTAAAACGCAAGAAGCTTTGAAAAAAACTTATGCAGAATTTGATAAAGTAGCCGCCGCACTTCCACAAGTTAAAGGCTTGGGTGAAATATCAGATTTAGAACTAGACAAACTTGCAATGGAGGCAGAAGATTCATATAAAAATCTAATGGATCTTGGAATGAATGTAGATTCACGTTATTCAGGTAGAATTTTTGAAGTAGCAAGTACGATGTTACGTAATGCCATTGATGCAAAGAGCAATAAAATAGACAGAAAATTAAAGATGGTTGAATTACAACTTAAGAAAATGAAGTTAGACAAAGACGGTTCAGATGACACTAGCGAAGCTATTGATAGTGAAGGAACTATCATAACAAACCGTAATGAATTAATGAAGAAACTAATGAAGAAAGACTAAATATAGCATTATGGGTGATTTCGTACAATATCTAACTGAATCTGCAAAGCAGTATGACTACCGTATTAAAGTTGCGGGGGAAATAGACAAAGACTTTGGAACAAAATTAGAAACAGGACTACAAAAGTTTGAGATTGCAAAACTTTCAGCTGGTAAGTCAACGCCAATACAAGAAACACCATTAGATTTTCCACAATTTAAAAATACAAATGTAACTATTTTTGAACTTACAACAAATTATCCAGCTTCAGTTTTTGAAATGCAACAGTATATTGCAGACTACATGAACTTACCAAAAAATCAAGTAGTTGTAAGAAAACCAAATGAACCAACAGAAGAATATCAAGCAGAAACAGATAAAGACAAATCAGAATTTAAGTCAACTTTGCAAGATCTAGAATACAAAGATACACCAGAAGTACCAGCAGAAAAAGAATTTGGTGACAAAGCAAATCAAAGTTTACTAAAAGAATTATTAAAAGATAGACAAGAAAAAGTAGAAGCTGAAAAGAAAGAGACTACACAAAAAGTAATGGACAAAGAAGAAAAAGGAACTCCATCGCCTTTTAGTAAATCAACTAACCCACACCCAGATCCAAAAAGGAAATAAAATGCCAGAAATGATTGACATATTGAATAAGTTAAGAGAATACGAAGCACAAGGACAAGCAGTGGGAGATGCAATTAAAAGCACAGAGATGACACAGGTAGAAGCTCCTGTTGTTGAAGCATTAAAAACTTTTCAAGAATTTTTAAGTGAAAAAGGTGTAAAAATAGAAAATTTAAAATGGGATCAATACGCAAGATATGCCGAAGCATATGCAAATTACAAGACCAGAATGGGATCGGGTAGTGTAGATGAAGGTGGTATGAGTGACGTACATATTGGCGCTCAAGAACACGTAGGAAATTATGTTGATGACAACGGCAATCTTAAAATGCCAAAAGCAGATGTAATGAAAGCAATGGCTTCAGAAAAAGCAAAAGCAACTTTCCCACAAAGTTACGAAATTGAAACTGCAATGAAAATGGTTGCTGATAAGTTTGATGATTCAGGTAAAGCAGTTGACGAAACTGTTGAACCAACTACTGAAGCAAAAGCAAAGCCAGATTACATTGATTTAGACAAAGACGGCAACAAAACAGAGCCAATGAAAAAAGCGGCAAAGGACAAAGAAATGAAAAAAGAAACAGTAAAAGAAGATATGCACATTATGACAGACAATCCAAATGAAATGGGTATGATGATGCAAATTTTAAAATTAGCAGGCGTACAACCTGTTGATGCAAAAATGATTGGTGGTGAGGAAGAAGCAACAGACGAAGCAGAATTATCTAATTCTCCAGATGGACATATGCATGGTTCAGGATCTAAAATGCAATCAATTGATGATTTAGTAAATTTACACTCGGGTGGTTTAAACAAACAAAAAGTTCAAATTAAAAAAGGTTATCCAGGCGACAACGAATTAGCCGCAGAAGATTTAGCTAACAGTTTGAGAAACCAATACGAAAGTTTCAAAAAAACTTACCAAGCAGAAGCTAAAAAACAATCACCTTATGCAATTGGTATGGCTCAAGCAATGAAATCAACTGGTGATAAGCCACCTTTAGAGAAGAGCACAATTAAAAAAGCTCACGGAATTGCTGACAAAATCAAAAGCAAAAAGTAATACTTTAGCACCTCACTTATAGCGTAAATACATTACTATGGCGTATGTATCATTAGACAGCGACCAAATTAAAAAGGCGCATAAAAAACACAAATACACTAAAGAACAAGTGTTACAACTTGAACAATGCATGGACAAAAATTCTGGTCCTTTGTTCTTCATGGAAAAATTTATGAAGATTCAACATCCTACTAAAGGATCAATGCCCTTCAAGCCTTTTGATTATCAAAAAAGATTAATACAAAGTTACAATGATCATAGATTTAGTATTGCTATGCTACCAAGACAAACAGGTAAAACAACCTGTGCATCAGGATACCTAATTTGGTATGCTATGTTTAAACCAGATTCGCAAATACTAATTGCCGCACACAAATATGCAGGAGCATCAGATATCATGAGCAGGGTGCGTTATGCATATGAGATGTTACCCAGCTGGATCAAGGCAGGTGTAACACAGTACAACAGGAACTCAATAGAATTTGACAACGGCTCAAAAATATCAGCAACTACAACAACTGAAAACACAGGACGGGGTATGTCCTTGACACTAGTATATTGTGATGAGTTTGCATTCGTGCAACCACCCGAGAAGGCAAAAGAGTTTTGGACATCACTATCTCCAACACTATCTACAGGTGGTAAATGTATGATCACAAGTACTCCTAACTCTGATGAAGATCAGTTCGCATTGATCTGGAAAGAGGCTTGCAAAAGATTTGATGACTTTGGTAACGACAATGTTGTTGGCACTAACGGATTCTTTTCCATGAAAGCACACTGGTCAGAACATCCTGAAAGAGATGAATCGTGGGCAGAGCAAGAAAAATCAAGAATAGGTATTGAAAGATTTAGAAGAGAGCACGAATGTGAGTTTTTAATTTATGATGAAACTTTAATAAGCAGTATTAAACTTGTAGAGATGGAAGGTGTTGAGCCTATTTGGAATCAAGGCCAAGTGAGATGGTACTCAAAACCAAAACCTAAACACACCTACATGGTGGCTCTGGATCCATCACTAGGATCAGGTGGTGATTACTCTGCTATACAGGTTTTTGAATTACCAACATTTAAACAAGTGGCTGAATGGCATCATAACACCACACCCGCTAACCAACAAATAAGAATACTGCAATCAATTACAAAATACATTCACGATACTATAACGGAACAGGATAATTCAGCAGAACCGAGTATATTCTATTCTATGGAAAATAACACACTAGGAGAAGCGGCATTAAACAGAGTTATGGACATAGGTGAAGAAAACATAATGGGTGCTTTCTTATCAGAACCAATCAGAAAAGGACATCGTAGAAAATTTAGAAGAGGATTTAACACAACAGCAAAACATAAAATTGACGCCTGTGCAAAATTCAAAGAACTAGTTGAAAATAACAAAATGCTGATCCAATCTAAACCACTGATATCAGAGCTTAAGAACTTTGTGGCAACTGGAGTTAGCTATAAAGGCAAACCAGGTGAACACGACGATCTAGTAAGTGCTTCTCTCCTGAGTACTCGTATGATCAAAGTATTGGCAGATTTTGATCCTAAGATATTTGAACAGTGGACCAATAGAACCTCAGAATATCTGGCACCGATGCCTATATTTGCTAACCTAGGCGTTTAAATAAATACAGTATGAATTCATTAAAAACATCAAACGACCTGTTCAACAAAATTAGAAGTAAATTTGGCAACATTACTACCGGAGACAGCGAAGGCAATGCCACCGCTAATCCCAACGAAGCTGTATTTTTTGACTTTGAATTTACTGAAGATCAGGATGAATTTGGTAGAGTATCTATATCACTAGCAGATGGTGAGTCAATGAAAGTGTTCTACAATAGAGATTTAATCAACAAAATTGACGAAACAAGCCGTGCAGATTGGTACTCATTTATTAAAGAGCTCAAAGATTTTGCTGTAGAACACCAATTAAAATTTGATGTGCGAGATATCACTAGATCAAGCCTAAACAAGCAGGATTATAAGAATCTTGCAGATACAAACACAACGGTAAATACAGATGAAATGTCAGAAGAACTAAACAGAATTACTCACCTAGCAGGTCTTGAGAAACCAGCAGTAGCTGAAGGACTAACAGGCACATCAAAAAGTTCATTTGAGAGCTTAGACAAAACAAGATTAATAATTAGACACAAGGGCAAAGTAGACGAAACTGTGCCAGGCGCACGATCAAGACAGATCCAATCACTATACATTGAGACAGA